TTGCGTTGGTATGACTCTAACACCTCTTTGGTTGCAGACACCTTTTCGTTTACCAATAATAGTTCAGACTCTACTGCTTGTAGGTTGCCTTTTGCTGTACCGATCTTGGTTTTAAGTACTCCATTCATCTCTGAGAAGATACCAATGTCTAGAATATTTTCAATAACTAGACGGCGGTCTGCAGGAGTTAGCTGCATGAACGGAATAAATGAAGACGAACCCAGCACAACCACTTGAGAAAATGTCTTGTGGTTCATTCCCACAATTTGTTCTTCTAAAATATTTTGGTAGTCTTTGCTCTTGGCATCTTCGTTTAGTAGTTCATCGTCCTTGTATATCTTGAACACTTTAGGAGCTAAACCTCGTACGATCTTATATTCGGTTTTACCAACACTAAACTCTAATTCTACTACACAGTTTTTCTTGTTAATGCTGTTTACAAGTTGGGGGATGTTCATGTTGCGAAACGGCTTACCGAATAGCGCAAATGAAATGGAGTCCAAAAACGCAAACGATTTGCCGTTGCCGTTAGAACCACACACAAGAGTTGTGTTGTTTTTGTTCAGGTTAATTTCAGTAAATGTATTACCAAACGAACCAAAGTTTTTAAAACGAACAGTCTTGAATGTAATCAATCTAAACTCTCCATGTAAATTTCACGAACAATATTCTTTAACTCTTCTTTGTTTTCCGCTTCCATCCCATCAATTTCTTTGTTGATAAGACTTAGCGTGTCCTCGGAAATGTCTAGTTCACTTTCTTCCTTGGTTCGATCAGACAGGTCTTCAATAATACTTACGTTGGCAGGTTCTGCTGCGTATAGACTATCGATAAACTCATCAAACTCGGTTTCACTTTTCTTTTCGTACACAAGAACCTTGACATACGTTCCCTTGTAACGAGCAGGATCAAAGTCTTGAATCAGAGTCCCGTTTCGCCATTCCACGTTATGAAACATCTTCATGGGATTAGGAACAAACTGAAGATCGCGGGTCTCTGTGTCCAGTACATGGAATCCCTTAATCTCATTGGTGTCGATACTGGTCATCTGATATTGTGTTCCCAGATAGTGTACGTTGCCTTTGGAGCTTTTCTTGTGGAAGTGACCAGATAGCACCAGATCAAACTTCTCCAAAAACTTATCGTCCATACCTTCACCAAACTTTACACCGGGCATAACTTCGTAGCCACTTAATTCCAAGTGACCTGCCAGAATGGTTGCTTTGGTGTCTTTGATCTTTTGCATGAAACTGTCTTTGTTTTCTTCATTGATCCACGGAACCATCAGAATGGTTGCACCGTTAAAGCACACTTCTTGGGCATCTTCGTACAGATGAAATGAAGGATGACACTCTGCCAGCACTTCTTTGGGCGAGTTTAATCGGTTTGTGTTCTTGTAAAACACGTCGTGATTGCCAAGAATGCAGTGAAGATCTACTCCGTTTTGGTCAAACCAATCAATAAACCTCTTCTTAGTGTGGTGAAGGGTATTAAAGTTAACAAACTTACGACGATCAAACAGATCGCCTAAGTGAAGAACTTTAGTAATGCCATTTTCCTTGATGTAAGGAAAAAATTGTTCTTCAAAGAACTTAAGAAAATGATTTAAGAACAGGGGAGAGTCGCCTCTAGCCCCAAAGTGAGTATCACCAATAACTGCAATTTTCATTTGGTAGATTTGCGCTTCTTGCGCTTCTTTGGTTCATACTTTTCAATATCACGTTCAGAAATACTAAAATGCTCTGTTAATGCTTCGCGTTCGTTTGATTTATCAAAATAATTTTCTTTAAACCACTTGTGTAGTGTACCATCATCCATGTTCTCTGTCAACTTAAATTTTATATATGCTTGTTTCTTTTCTCTTTCTATTCTTCGTAAGAACGCATAATAAATTATTTGAGTAAAATAAGAAAATGGATTTTTAGATTTACGTGGATTGAAATTGTGAGCATACATTAAACAATTTTCAATTCCGTCTCCAATCATTTCATCCTTGTACGGATAATTCATAAAATTGGATTTAGAACATAATCGTTCTGCGATCTTTAAAAAGCAACTTCCAATATATTCTGAAACAGGAGGCTTTTCGTCTCCACTATCTTCAGCTTCACGTATTTCTTTTTTCCATTTGATCATTTCCGCTAAGAACTGTTTGTTGTCCACGTAATGATCGTTGTTTAATTCTTTTTCTACTATTTTTTCTATTTGTTTTTCTGGTTTTATACTTTTTTTAACTTTTTTAGGTTTTCCACTTGACATGATCTAAAATTCCTGATATAATATATTGTCTGAGTAAAAAAGGAATATAGTTTATCTGTAATCCTCTGAAGACGGATCAGCACTCCAATCCGTCCACTCATTACCCAAATCCTTTTTATCTTTGTTGTTACCAGTGTATTTGGTAGGGTTCATACCCTCGCCGTTTTCACTGGTAATTTCATTGATCATTTCACCCAATTCTTTTCGATCAAGAATTCCGGATCGAAGAAGTTCAACGATGACTTCTGGTGAAAATACTAGGTTCATAAACACCATTTTATCATCTTTTTTGGGTTTTGCAAATTCTTTTAAGTTAGATTCTTCTTCGGGGATATTGAACAGATCTTCCATCATCTTTTCAAGATTTTGCTGAATCCTGTCTAATGATTCTTGATCGGTTTCTAGGTTGTCTGGAAGTAGAGGCGGAAGACCAATAGGTGGCATTTTTGGTCTGTACGGTTTAGCTTTTAATGTTGATTTATCTTCTTTACGTTTTTCATTTTCGTATAAAAACGTAACATCTTTTGTTGGCTCTAAAAGAGCGTTTACAGAATCTTGTGAAATTACGGTGTGCTTATCGGTTGAAAGAATCAACCAATTTTTTAACATAAAAATTTCTTTCATACCACCAAACAAATCCTGAGACACCATTGATTTAAAAACCATTGGTCGATGAAGTTTTAATTTACCGTCTTTAGTTCTGGTGACTCCGGCAATTAACTCTTCACCCGATTTCATTTTCACTATTTTGTATGGTTTTCTCATTGGACTCCTTTGGTAACTGAATAGAGAAAATCTTGTAAGGGAATCTCTCATTATTATATATTTTTAACCGTGCATCTAAATGATTCATGCCGTGGTTAATGTGACTCTTGTAACGCAAATCGTCAGCTATATCAAACAATTTCATCTGTTGCTTAGTATCACTTTTACGCAATCCACGACCAATTGATTGTAAAACACGGACAACTGATTTGGATGGTGATGCAAAAATAATATTGTGAATGTTTCTTATATTTATGCCAGTACTACAAGTGCCGTAAGAAGCAAGCAACACAGAATCACTTCCCTTATCTACTGCTTTACGAATTTGTTCACGAGAATCTACTTCTGTTTCTCCGTGAATAAAATAAACAGGCTTATCCAAATTGGCTTGCAACAATTCATGAAGAGGTTTACCCTGCAGTTCTACAAAGTTAAAAAGAACTAGAGTATTACCTGTCAATTTTTTGCAAAGATTTTTAATAAATTCTTTGCGTCTAGGATTACTTACAATTCAACGGATTTCATCCACATACGTCATCTTTTTGGTTGTCTGAACGTCTTCTGGACTGTATTGAAGTTGTAAACAATCAATATTAATTTGTGAAAGAAGATCTTGATCAATTAGCTTTTTAGTTGTTGTGGTGTGATAAGTGGGGCCAAACAATCCTTCAATTACTAGTTTATGGGTCTGCGTTCCGTCTAGTGTGCCTGTTGTTCCAATTCGATATTTGGTTTTTTTTGCCTTGCTCATAATTGAAGACAAAGATTTGGCTTTAAACAAATGGCATTCGTCTCCAAACACCCCCATAAAATCATCAAAGTACGCAAACGGCTGGTTGTAAATACTCTGCCATGTGGAAATGATTATTCGTTTGGTGGATGTTTTGTCTTTTCCAGACATGACGGTATGGATGTTTCGATCTGCTTTCCAAGTGTCGTGTTTGGAATAATCCCGAAAATCTGCCAACATCTGTGCTACAAGACTGGTGGTTGGAACAATAATTAACAGTTTACCTGTGGGGTTTTGATCCAGCATCCAACGGCACAGGAGGTAGATCATCATAGACTTACCAGAGCCCGTAGGAGACACTAGGAGCGTCCTGGATCGATTCAGGGCGTGTTGGACGGCCTCTACCTGATAATCGTAAGGCTGGATAGGTTTGCCTCCTGCGCTTATAGGTAAGTTTTGAATAAATTCCTTGACTTTAGCTGGATCTGGAATATCATATGGGGCAGGAATATGTTCCCAAGTGTACCCCCGATCTTTTGCAAACTTGATTACATGGTCTATAAGACCAGCGTAAATGGTCTGGGTGTACAAATTAAAAAGACGAATTTTTCCATCCCAAAGACGTTTTTTAAACGCTGGAGTGTATTGAAAATTAGGAACAGTAAACGTAAAGTAGCCGTTCAACTCTTTGGCTAAAGAGCGATCACACTCGATTTTTAAATCGACAGCATCTGGTTGTGTGATCTTTATATCTACCAATTACACTCCTTGTGTAAATTTCAACCAATCAATCATGGCACGAATTTGCCATTGACGATTTTGTACAATTTTAATTACGCTTTCTAGGTAAGTAACCTTCTCTTCTTGAAAGTTTACTTTTTCTGAAGCCTTGATGTATTCGGCATCAGATTCAATCATTTCGTCTGCTTCTGTCTTTAGGATGTTTAGTTCAAACGGTTCCCAGCCAAATTGAGCCAGTTCTTCTTTGCTCATACGACCGGTGTAATACAACCATTTGTTTCTACGAAGAATCGACAGTTCGCTAGCCATTCTCTTTAGCTTTAAACGTTCATCCATAAACATAACAAGATACTTGTTGTGTAATTGTGGTGTTCTGGACGATTCTGCATCAAGAGCAGTTTGGTCAATTTCCAGATCTTTTTTAATCATTGTCTTTAATTCATCTAGGTTCATAATACTATTATATCACAAAATCAAGGAGTTTCAAGTGTTTCTATTTCGTATCCTGTATGGGCAAATTTAACTGTGGCAATAGCTTCTGCTGCTATTGGTGCGTTTACAACAAAATTAATTCCACTTAAATATTGTGGAAATATATGTTTAAAATGTACTTTAATCTTTGGCTTATACGAACTGTTGGTTATTAGTAAAGTTGCGTCTGATGTTTTCTGTGAATACGGTAA